TATTTTAGGGGTAGCGGCAGCACCGGCAGCGATTACCGCAGGAATAGTAGCCGCTGTTGCAACGGCAACTGTAGTAGTCAAGGATCATTGGAAAGAAATAAAAGAAATTTTCTCAAAAGCCGGAGATTGGTTTAATACTAATGTGATTAAGCCAATAAGCGGATTTTTTGAGGGATTATGGAAATCCGTTTCCGGTTTTTTCTCTTCTTTATGGAAAGATATATCCGGTGTATGGAAAACAGTTTCTGGATGGTTCAATACTAATGTTATAACTCCTATTGTTTCATTTTTCCAAGGATTTTCGAAAAGAGTTGGTCAAATCTTTGAAGGATTGTGGATCATTGTCAAGGCTGTATGGATTGTTGTTTCTGATTGGTTTAAATCAAAGGTAATAGAGCCAATAAAGAAGAATTTTGAATTATTGAAATCGGCAGTATCAACTGCATTCAAGGTTCTATGGACAACTGTAAAATCGGTATGGGCGGTGGTTTCCGGTTGGTTTAAGGAGCATGTTACAACACCTATCAAGAATGCTTTTAGCTCAGCAAAAGAATCTATTCAGAAAGCTTTTAGCGCGGCAAAGACAGCGGTAACCGGGGCGTGGAATAGTGTTTCTAGTTGGTTTAAAGAACATGTAACCACCCCGATAAAAAATGCTTTCTCGAAGATGAAAGAAAGTGTAGCTGAAATATTCAGCAAATTATGGAATAGCGTGAAAAGTGGCGTTGCCGGGGCAATGAACACCGTAATTTCAAGAATTGAAACAGCAATAAATTCATTGATCGGTGGAGTGAATACCGTTTTGAGAGGGTTTAACAGTGTTGTTTCTGCGGCGGCTAAAGTAGCAAAGGTAAAGTGGAGCGGAGTCGATCTTGTGCCGAAAGTGAGCCTACCTAAAGTAAAGGCTTATGCAACGGGCGGTTTTATGGATAAATATAGCATAGCAACAGTTGGAGAAAACGGGCTTCCGGAACTTATGGGAACAGTCGGAGGTAAGCCAGCGGTCGCAGGAAGTCAAGAAATTACCGGAATCAAAGATGCCATCAATTCAACATCTGCGCAAGAGGTTTCCTTATTGCGACAGCAAAATCAGTTATTACAAGCTATTTTACAGAAAAATTTCGGAATTACTACAAACGACATAGGAAAAGCCGCAAGGGATTATGGTAGAGAATATTACAATCGAACCGGAGACAATGTATATGTTTTTTAGTGACTTCTATAATAGAACGTGATATAATTCTAAATAAATCATATCACAAGAAAGGAGTCATTATGAGAAGCACAAAAAAATTATTAGTAGCGATGGGGTTGGCATTTGCCGTTTTGATTTCGGCTATGCCAATCCAAAATGCAGATGGGAAACAGATTGTTGCACAGGCGGCAACTATCAAATTAAGCAGAAAGACTCTTAATTTAAAAATTGGAGAATCCGCAACATTAAAGATAAGCGGAATGAGGAAAACTGCTAAATGGACTAGTGGCAATAAATATGTTGCTTCTGTAAATAAGTCTGGAAAGGTTCTGGCGGTTGGGGAAGGAACAACGTACGTAAAAGCAAAAATTGCAAAGAAAACGCTTTCTTGCAAAGTTACCGTCACTTCTTCCTTTAATGCGAACAAGGTAAAGAAAAACATCTCAATTGAATACCAAGATAGTGGTCATGGAGTTGTTGCTATCTTGAAAAACAACAACAAGGTAAATGTTGATCTGGACGCAAAACTTGTATACTACAAAAACGGTAAAATGCTGGATAGCAAAAGTGATTGTAACAGAGCTTTTGAATCCGGTAAGGAATGTGTTCTTTATTTTGACGCACCGAGCGACTCTGATTATAACGATGTTTCTTACGATAACTATAAAATGTCGTTGAGTGTTGATGAAGCAACAAATGCTGTTTGTGATGTTCGCAATATAATGGTTCAATCGGACATTGGAGCAGATAATGTTACGGTTGAAGCTACAAACGATTCCGGAAAAGATTTTTCATTTGTAAAAATTTCTTGCGTAATGTATGATGCATCTGGCAACTTGATCAAATATGATTATCATTATGCAGAATGTGAAAAGAATGGAGATACAGATTATTTTTCATTTAGTTTTCCGTACGATTCAAATTACGATACGATCTATCCGAGCAGTTATAAGATATATGTTGATGAAGCATATACATATACTTGGTTACAATAAAAATTGAAAGATAAATGATACTTAAGCCGTGGAAACACGGCTTATTTTAATTCCAAAATCGGATTGACACAAAATCAAAAATAGTCTATCCTTATTACTAAGGAAACAACCTTATCCGTGAAGAAGCGGATTACTTACTTGAACGCCATACTGTACGAAAGAGGAAACCAATGTGATTTCACAAGTGGCTTCCTCTTTTTTATTCAGATAAAAATGTATGGAGGTAGACACGAATGAAAAAATCACAACTTATGCTTAAGATTCAAAATGGCATTGAGGTATTTGAGAATCCAATATTCGGACAGATCAGAATGGTCATGGTCGATGATGAACCGATGTTTTGCCTTATTGATGTTTGCAGGGCATTGAAAATTAAAAATGCCACAGACGTAGCAAAAAGGCTTGATGAAGATGAACTGACTAGATTAAATCTAGGCGGTCGTGCAGGAGAATCAAATTTCATTACAGAGAGCGGCTTATATGCGGTTATCGTTCGGAGCGATAAACCGAACGCAAAGAAGTTTCGCAAGTGGGTTACATCAGATGTTCTCCCTACAATCCGTAAAACAGGTGGGTATGTCAATAATGATGAATTATTTATTTCTACTTACCTACCATATGCAGATGAAAACACTAAACTGATATTTTCACAGACATTAAAAACTGTTAGAGAGCAGAATGAAACCATTAAAAGACAGCAGAAAGAAATCATCCATAAGGAAGATGTTATTATCGGACTCGTTGATGATATTGACTTGGCAACCAAGAGACAGCGGATAACGCAGATTGTCCGTTTCGGCGCCGATGGAAAGTATCAAGAACGCTATTCGTTGCTTTATGGAGAATTTGAAAGGAAATATCACTGCAACCTTAAATCAAGGATGGAAGGGTGCGCACTCAAGCCAAAAGTAAGAAACAAGATGGATTATATCGACAGGGAAATGGGAATGATTCCGCAGTTGTACGAAATCGCTTGCAAACTTTTTGAAAACGATGTAGAAAAGCTGAAATCTGAATGGGAATCAGTAGTAGCTTAAAATTTAATCAAATGGATAGCATCTACCAAAACGGTAGGTGCTATTTTTATACCCATTTTTAGGAGGTAAACGATGGGATATGGCGGATATTTAGTAAAGTTTGGCAATTATACCATACCAAACAATTTAATAAAGCAGGACACGTTTAGTTCCTATGTAAACATGCAGGATAAAGACCCTTGGACGGATGAAAACGGATATGAGCATCGTGATGCCGTGGAACTGAAAGCCCTAAAGGTTGAGTTTGAAACCAAAGCCATGCTGACCGAAAAGCAGTTTGATGATTTTTGGAAGAACATAGAAAAGAACTATACCAAGGCAAAGGAGCGCGGTGGATATATCACGGCATACGTGCCGGAGAAACGCGGATATGTGACACAGTACGGATATATTGCTGACATTCAGCCTACGTTCTATTCTGTGGCACATGGGAAGATAAAATATGACGCAATCAAATTTTCGTTTGTAGGTGGTGTATATGATAAATAGCAATTTGAAAGAAAAGTATTGGGATTCCTCGACAGATAAGCAGATGGTCATATCTGTTGTTGGAACGAATCAGAAAATAGACAATTCGATGCTTGAAATCGGTACGTTTGCGCTCGAAGAAAGTCTTTGTTCGGAATCTGAATTAAAGTTTGGAGCGTGCGAAGCGAATTGTGTAAAATTCACAGCACGAAACACCGCAGGAAACATTATTGGAAAGACAATCTCTATCGAAGAAACGATTGACGGAGATAGCCAAAATTCGATGCCATACGGAGTTTTTAAGGTTGCATCCGATGTTCCTACGGCTGACCGCACAAAACGGCAGATTACGGCATATGACGCAATGTATGACATTATCAATACGGACGTAAAGTCTTGGTATGCAGGACTTAGCTTTCCAATGACGCTTAAGCAGTTCCGAAATAGCTTCTTTGCGCATCTTGGAATTGCGCAAGTTGAAACAAGCCTTGTCAATGATTCCATGACGGTCAATAAGACGATTGTAGCCACACAGACGGACGATTCAAGTGCGGTCACAGAAGAATCCGCTATCAGTGGAAAAACGGTTGTAACGGCAATCTGTGAGATTAACGGATGCTTTGGAAATATCAACCGGAATGGCAAGTTTGAGTATGTCTTTCTGAAAAAAATCGTAAGCGCACTTTATCCGGCAGAAGATTTATTTCCATCTGACAATTTATTTCCGTCTGATGCAAACACAGAGTCTATGACCGGACACTACATCACGTTTGATTATGAGGACTTCCAAAGCAAGGAAATCACACAGCTAGAAATCAAGACAAGCGAAGATAATGCCGGTGCTATTGTTGGAACTGCAGGAAACAACTATTCGATTACAGGAAACTTTCTTGTATCAGACAAGACCGGAGCGGAGCTGGAACAGATTGCAAATAACCTATTGCCTATTATGGCACAGGCGGCATACACACCGATTAAAAGTTGCACCTGTGTCGGAAATCCATGTCTGACACTTGGGGAACCAATCCGATTCAATACCACGAGAGAGATTGTTGAAACGTATCTATTGCAACGCACTTTAACCGGAGTACAAAGCAAGAGAGATTCAATCTCGGCACAGGGAACGCAGACGCACTCTGCAAAGGTTAATTCTATCAGAGATACGATTGAAAGCGTGGAAAGACGTACCGGAAAGTTAGAACGAAATGCAGACCATCTTCAATCCACATATGAGGATTTAGAAGAACAGACAAGCTCTAAATTTGAGCAGACAGCAGACGCAATTACTGCAGAAGTCACGCGAGCGCAAAAAGCGGAAGGGCAATTAGACGCATCATTGGAATTGAAGCTGGGTAGGGATGAGAATGACCAAGTTATTTCTATGATTAATGCCAGTGCCGACCAGATTGTGTTACGCGGAAACCGATTGATTGTAGAGTGTAACAATTTCGAGCTGGACGCTCTTGGACGAGTACATATAATAGAATCTCTGCTTTTTGACAGCGGTGACGCATATGGAGTAGAGATATTAAGTCATGACGGAAGAAATAATGCATTTTTGCAGAACGTTAGGTTGGATTTATCGTCTGTTACTGACGCAAACGGGGAAAACTTGGCAACTGAAAGCTATGTAGATCAAGCCATTCCTGATATTCCGGTAAAAAATATAACGGCTTATCCAACAGGAACAACCAGCAACGCAACGATTAAAAAAGCAATTCGATTTTTAAATGTGATTGGTGGAGACAGCGGAACATATCAAATTCATGGCGAAGTATATACGATTGACACCGGATCTGATAGAAGAATCAAGGATCACATAACTGATTTGCCGGAAGAATTAGAATCCGCTTATCTAAAACTACATCCTGTTAAATTTAGATATAAGCCGGGGCTTAAATCTTCCGATAGCAGACAATATCATTACGGCTTTATCTCACAGGAATTAGAAAAAGCCTTGTTAGATGTTGGAATTAGGGAACGCGATACGTCGTTATATGAATATCTTCCGGTTGACACGGATGAACACGTTGATTTATATGTCGATGATAAGTTGCATCACGTTAATTATCGAGAGCTTCATGCTATGCATGTTCAGATGATTCAAAAACAACAAAAGGAGATTGAAAAGTTAAAGCGAGAAAACAAAAATTTGAGTGAACAGATGAAGGACTTTGAACGCAGATTATCCGCATTAGAAAGGAAGTGATCAGATGGCATATCAGAAAATCTATAGCCGCGAATATTGGGAGAACCTTCCAAGCGAAAAGACCGCAATTAATCGAAATAGGCTGAACAACATAGAGGGCGGCATTGATGCAATCGACGATCGTGTGTGCGCACTCGACACCACGAAAGTTGACTTGACCAAAGCTAACGAACTTGTAAAGGAAATCCTTTGGGATGAATCCAACGGAACGCTGACGGTCGTTAAGATGAACGGTTCCAAGGCGGTTATTGATACCAAGTTGGAGAAGCTGGCGGTCAACTTCAAGTACAATCCGGAAAGTCAACAGTTGGTAATCACGCTTGACGATGGCACAGTACAGAATGTGGATTTATCGTCTCTGATTACAGAGTATGAGTTCTTGGATTCTGATACGATTGCA